TGTTGAAACTGAACTCAAAGCATTTTTCACTAAGCGCGGCTGGAATAACTATGACTCGACATTTGAGCTAGATACTGCAATGCGGAAAGAAGCTACTGAAGTTGCTCAGAATATTATTCAGAATAAAATTACTAAGTGTATTGAAGAAGCTGCTAAAAAATTAGAAAACCGCA